CGGCGCAGAAAGTAGGCCGAATCTCCAGCGGATCCGTAGCCCTTCGGGGTGTAAGAACCCTGCCCGGTACGGTGAACCTGTATGCGTGAGATCCAACGACACCCGCGGTTCAGGTAGCCTTGGTCCAGAGCAATCTGGCGAGGGACCTCTGCTCTCCCACGTGGAGGGAACAGAGGCGGCCTGGGAGTGTCGGAGTGCTAGTGGGGGCTTAGGTGGTGACACCTTTGTCGACGCTAGTACCGCGGGGGTGCGAAGCTGCCCCGTCCCAACCAACCGACTCCGATACGTCAAGGAGAATAAACGAAAAAGACGTGCGAATCAAAGGGAAGGAAAACGTGCGTCCGCCCCGCTGGCCCCGGTCAGTTTCAATAGTACTGACAAGACCACAAACCGTTCTGACAACAAGTTTGCTTGCTTGGAGGATGACGACGGTGAGTTAAGGTGCACCATGAGCACCCGCCTGATGGGAAAGGCGAAATCCTTGGTCCGTTTTTTCGAGACGGAGCTCGGTTTAGTAGGAGATAGCAGCCTACTTCCCCCGCGTATCGACTGTGGTCATCTTCGACCCGCAGTGCGCGGTTGTTTCCCTTCAGAACTCTCAACTCTGGAGGAGCTGAGCCTGAAGACCTCACAGAAGGTCGAGAGGGGTTGCTGCAAAAATTGTGAAAAAACGAAATTTGCCAGTAAAATCAGCGAATGGAAAGAAGCAATGTTACGCCCAGCCAATGTAGATGCTAAGCACCTCAATCGCTTTCGGAAAGCACTACGACAATTAGTACCTAAGGGATGGAACAAAAGAAAGGGAGCCTTTATCCCCAATGGCTCCGCCACATTGGATACTCCGGTTAAACACGGGGGCAATTGGCAACGTAGACCCTTTTCGGATCTATGTAAGGCCAAACTTGTCTTCTCATCGGGTAAACCGAGGGTTGTAACTCTTTATTCGAGCTACAATACTGAGGTGTTGGCGCCCCTGCACCGCGCGTTGTATTCAATGATGGAGAAGAGAGGGTGGCTTCTGGTTGGCGAGCCAACAGCCGATCGAGTAGCCCGATTGAACGGGAACGGCGACTTTTTAAGTTTTGACTATGTAGGTGCTACTGACAACATCAAAGTTGCCTACACCATAGCCGCCGTTGAAACTTTGATCGAGTTTTCAGAAGATCTCTCGTCCGAAGAGGAAAGGTGTTTACGGGTTTTATGTGAAC